CAGAAAGACGGCGCCGGGGGCGCCCCCCTGCCCGCCCCCCCGCCGTTCTAGCCGGGTTCCCTCCCCTCTTCCACCTCATGGAGGGCGAACGCCAGAGTCAGATCCCGGCCTCCCTGGCCCATGCCGTAGTACATCTCCGGTGTCCAGTGATGCTTGTGGAACAGGTAGTAAACCAGCTCCAGCTCTGTGTCGCCGCCCTCCGTCAGGCGTTTTTTACTTCATCAATGGTGATGCGGCGGAACCCGCACAGCCGCTCCACCGCCCGGCTGAGATCCTCGATCTCGCCCGGCAGCAGCATGGCCTTCACCGTCTCGGCCGGGGTGGCTCCGCCGTACTTCTCCTTCAGCTCCTTCGCCTTCAGGTCGGGTTCCACACAGCCGGCCAGCAGGATATCCAGCATTGGGTCGCCCGCCACCGAATCCCGGATGCTTTTTACCTTTCCGTAGGGCAGCGCCCTCAGCTTGAATACCACGTCCGTGCCCAGCGCCTCGCTCAGCCGCTTGACGCGGTACTCTGCCGTGGGCAGCTCCTTCTGCACATTGGGCAGCTCCGGCCGAAGCAGAAGCGCCAACAAATCCGTCCTTTTCTCTTCCATGTCACTGCACCTCAATCTGATCCAGGTATTCGTAGTCGCTGAAGGTGAAGGGGGCGGTCACCGAGCCCACGGCGGCGGCCTGCCAGTCGGCCAGGGTCAGGTCGTCGAAGCTGACGTCGTAGAGTGCCACCCGCTCCGCGCCGTAGCTGTCCGGGTCCCGCAGCTTGGAGATCACCGTGAAGCGCCGGTCCACGCCGCGCTTGATGCCCTCCATCCTCTGGGCGAAGCCGGAGTCCACCTTGTGCATCGTCAGGCTCCCGGTGCCGCTGGCGTTCATGGCCTTGTGGGTGGTCATGAACCGGCCGCACAGGTTGACGGTCTCCTTGTTCAGCGCCACCTTGGCCTGACAGGCGGAGACCTCCGCCACCTTCTCCCCGTCGATCCACAGCTCGCCCCAGGTGCCCGAAATGACCCGCCTGGCGCTGTCAATGGTTCTTGCCATAGAAATCCGTCCTTTCTGTCCTTTATCCGGCCGTCTGCCGGTTCTGTTCCCTGTCTGCCTGTTTGAAATATCCGGTCAGATACCACTCCTCGGCCCGTCTGGCTTCCTCCTCCGTCATTTCCGGTGGCAGCGGGATGCTACCCCCGCCCGGGAAACTCCAAAGCCCGCTCTCCGGCTTCCCTTCCAGCAGCAGGCGGAAGGTCTCCCGCCCCCGCGGCGTCACCAGCGTCTGCACGCCTCCCTTTCCCGTTTCCCGGTCAAACCATTCCTTTACCTCGAAGCATTCGTTGTTGGGCCGCGTGGCATAGGGTAGCAGTTTCCCGCTCTTCCCCCGGAACAGGTACCGGTTTTCCAGCAGCCAGCGGATGAATGCCTTTTCCCCCACGCTCAACAGCTTTGCCGTCTCCCGCAGGCTCAGAAGCAGGTTCCGCTCCACCAGCTCGTTGAAGTAGTCGATTTTTGGCTGCTGAACCGCCAGCTCCCTGGCCAGGAGGGCCCGGTCCCGCTCCGCCACCCTGCGCCCCTCCTGCTCCTCCTTCAGCCGCTGGGCCAGCCGCAGCAGGAAGTCCGGGCTTAAAAGCGCCTGTTCCAGTGTGTGGGGCGTCATGTACGCCCCGTGCTTCCGGACAGCGGGCAGCACCTCTGCCGTCACCCACCGCCGGAACTTCTTCGCCCCCGGCAGCTTGCTGGACAGCACCAGGGAATACAGGCCGCTCTCGTTGATGATGGTCATTTCCTGAACCCCTCCAAGGGTGTCACATTTCGTTACCCCCTTGTCCTCTTCGTCTACATGGTCGGCCAATGCCTTACGCGGATTGCTGTACCCCAGCGCCTGGGCCACATCCTTGCCCACCAGCCAGGGCTCCCCGTCGAGTTCGACGGTGCGCACCGCCCCGAACTCCTGGTTCTCAAAAATCTGCATTTCCTTCATAATCTCCGGCCTCCTCCGCCGGCTTCCATGGGTTATGTGTCCTCTTCTGTTTCTGTCCTCTGATGTATAAGCATTCGCACCAGCTCGCCCTGCTCCTTCTCCATGTCACAGACCTCATGAAGAATCACACCGAGCATGGTCTGGATATCCAGCGCATGAGACCGGATAAGCTCACGGTAAGGGCCGAACATCCCCTTCTCCCGGATGAAAAATCCCAACTGGGTGTCCACCGCGTCCACGAGAACCCGCAGCGTATCAAACCCGGCCCGCACGTCCTCCGCTTTCCCTTTCGCCGAATCCACCATGATAAAACCCTCCTGTTGCTTTTCCGTTGCCTGCCGTGCTATAATAGCCCCGGAGACGAGTTTTGGGGTGGGGCCGGGTCTCCCCGGCCCCGGCCGTTACTTCGGCCAGACGCTTAACAGCGCCTCATGCAGTGTGGAGAAGGACTTTCCGCCGCAACTCCACGTCCCGTTCTGGAACCGCATGACCTCGCCTCCTTCTGCCGCCCGGCGCAACGGGCGGCTTTTATTTGTCTCGGGGTTGTCCCCTTGACAATGCTAGTATATCATATGTGTACACATATTTCAATAATACACATCGCACAAATATGTGTACGTATTTTTGTTTCTTTTTATGTGTACACATTATCCGAGATGTGATATACTAGCTTGGGAGGTGTTGCTATGGCTTATGATGAAAAAGCGTATGAGGCTTCTAAAAAGTACAAGGAGAAAAATATTAAGCGGGTTCCGCTTGATATGCAGATCTCTGACTATGAAGCCATAAAAGCCGCAGCAGATCGCGCCAGCGAAAAGGTCAACCAGTATATCAAGACCGCAATCAAGCAGCGCATGGAGCGGGAGGCCGGGGAGTAATCCCCGGCTTTTTCGCGCTCCGGGCGGTGCTACAGGTTGTCCACGGAGAGCTGGAAGTCCTCCATGGCGTCGACGAAGCGGCCGCCCACCCGGACAAAGACCCAGCTCCCGGTCTGATACTCCCTGATTTCCTGCGCGGTCATATCCGCCGTCTCAATGCCCTGGGAGCGCATCCACCGCTCCTGGGCCTCCACGTCGAGCTCCGCCCAGCTCTCCCCGGAGGAGAGCACCCCCTGGCCCTCCAGCTCGGCCAGGAAGGTCTGAATGGCGGTCACCAGGACGCACTTATTGTCGTAGGTGTTGGCGTACCGGCCCACATACTGGTCCTGGATGGTGGTGCGCAGATAGTAGGTGAGGAGATCCATCCCCTCCACGATCTTGATCTTGCTCCAGTCCGCCTTCCCCGTGGCGGGGATGGTGGTCAGGGAGTTGACGCCCCGGGCGATCTTGGCCTTGACGCCGTCGTGGATCAGGATTAGCTTGCCCGCTTTGATGGCCGCCGCCTGCTCCTGCGTGGAGCGGGGCGTCACGGCGGTCAGCTCCGTCAGGGGGGCGTAGGTGGCCGACATGACCGCGGGGGGGCCCGCCAGCACGCCCGCGATCCGGCTGGCGTACTCCCCGGCGGTGTAGGTGGTTTCCCCCTCCGCAATGGCCCCGTCGGTCTCGGCGAAGTCGATGATCCCCATGTCGTCCGGGGCCTTGGCGGCGTTGGGCTCCACCAGCTTCTCGGTGAAGTAGGCCGCCCTCCGGTCCTTGACCCACTTCTCCAGCGCCGTCAGCTCGGCGGCCGTCGCGTCGGGCGGCCCGGCCAGGTAGTCCAGCGTCAGCCCCTCAATGCTCTTGAGACCCGCCTCCAGGGCGGTGGTATCCTCCGTACCCGTGGCGATGACCACTACCACCACCTTGCTGGGGCCGCCCCGGTCGCTGCCGGTGAACGCCCTCCTGATGTAATTCTGGTTTTCCTGCCCCAGCTCAGCGGGGATCAGCGCCGCGCTGGAAAGCTGGTGGACGCCCTGGGCCTTGGCATCCCGTACAAATACGCCCACATAGCCCTTCTTGCTCCGGTTGGCCGCCTGCTGGGCGGCCGCCTGGAAGGTAATCGTCAGGCTGGGTAGCCCGATTGTCGTCGCCATCGTATCATCCTCTCTTGCGTCAAAGCGCAGTTCGTTTGATTGCAAAGTGCTCCATCTTGGGGGTGTCCGCCGCCTCCGGGTCCTGATAGCCCGGCCGGGCATCCACCCACTGGAATACGGCGCTCACCTCGGCAAAGTCCGGGTTCCCAAGTCCACGGTTTGCCTGCACCGTCAGGGCCCGGTCCTCCACCTGGAAAAAACCTTGGGCAAACAGGCCCATCACTGTGTCCTGCCGCTGGTTCAGCGCCTTCCGGCTGCTGTCATGGTAGGCGTCCGCCTCCACATAGCAAGTGACTAGAAGTGTCACGCTGCGGCGTACCAGTCCGATGTTGACATCGGATTGCTCCGCCTTCTGGCACTCCAGGGTAAAGGAGGGCCGCCGGAAGTCCTTGGGAAGCTCGTCATAGTAGACCGGCTCTCCCGGATAGAGGCGCTTCAGCTCCGCCTCCACGGCGTTCATCAGCGTATTGGTTGTAAGCATCTCAATAATCCACCTCATCCGCAATCCGGCTCAGCACCCGGTCCGCCGCTTTCAGCGCGAGCTCCAGCGCCTTCATTTTTGTCCAGCTATAGAATTGCCGGCCCTTGACATATCCGGCGGCCGAGGCCCGCGCGACTCCGGCCCGCCCCGCCTGGTTCCACGACACGCTGACTTCGGCGCCCCGCCGGGCGCTTGCGGCCCCCGGGCCTGCGGGTGCCGTGCCCCCGCTCCAGCCACCGGGTGACCTGCTTTTTGGACACGGGCTTTCCCTTCCAGGTATGCTGCGTTTCCCCCACCCTGGGCTGGGCCGTCCCTTTCCCGGGAGAGAGGGCCGCATAGCCGCCCTTGCTACCCACCCGCAGCTCCTGCCAGGTGCGCACGGTGCCCTTGGCCCCATCGGCCAGCTCCGCCGCGCCGATCTGCGTGTTGAGCTCCCTCTGGACGGCCGCGCCGGCCTCTTCCACCGCCTGCCGCCGTGCGTCCGGCACTGCCTGGAGGAGCTCCTCCCAAAAGCGGTTGAACTGCTCCAGCCGCGCCCGGTCCATACGCGCCGTGCTGCTCACAGGTCCACCGTCCTTCCGATCTCATACTCGTTTTTAAATTCATCCAGCTCGTGGGGCGCCAGGATCTCCCACAGCGCCCCACGAGCCTCTACGAGCCCGCCGGGCGGGAGGGTGACGGCCTTGGGCGTCACCAGAACCAGCCCCAGCTCGTTGACTGACATGGGCCACTCCTGGCCGTGCCGGACATACTTCTCGGTGAGCACCCCCGGAAAGGTCTGTACCACTGTGTCCCGCTCCGCCATCTGCCGCACCGTCTCCACCCTGACCACCGCCGCGTCCACCTCCAGGTGGTTGCGGCCCATGGGCGTGATCGAGGTCAAAAACAGGTGGGTATCACCCCAGCGGAGGGCGTGGTGGAGGGTGAGGGGCTGCCGCCGCACGATCACGGCGGCGTTCCTGGCCCCGATGCCCACCTTGGAAAACAGGTTGGTTTTCGGCTGTAACGTGATGGAGGCCCAGGTCCGCCGGGCGGGCACCCACTCCCATACGCCGGGCGCGGTCTCCCGCAGCTCCAGCACCTGGGCGGCCTTATTCAGCTTCCCTGCGTCGATGTAGTCTGCCATTGCCTCACACCTCCCCACCCCCGGATGTGTCCAACTTGGACACATCCGGCTCTGTTAGCTTGAGCTGGGTGAGCAGGCGCCGGAAGGCCGGGTTGTCATTGACAATCGTGCCGGTGATCGTAGCCTCCCGCAAGTCGAAGTCCCGCAACACCATGAAGTTGACGCACAGGTCGTACTGGGCCCGGCGGGGGGTGCCCTCCTCCGGCTCAGACACCCCCGCCTGCTCCAGGTAGCCCACCGCCGCGTCGTACAGCCCCTCCAGGGTGAGCAGCTCCTCCGCGGTTGGCTCCTCGATGCGGCAGGAGGCCAGCAGGCGGGGCCGCCCCGCCCCCCTC